TACGCCGGCGCGGACCCTGTGAAAGACTTTAAACTTCGAAAGGTCATTCACACGTCGAACATGCACTTGTTCCACCCGGTCAAGGGCATCCATCGCTACGAGACCCCCGAAGAAATTCTCACCGATTTCGTGCTCGTGCGCAAACACTACTACGTGAAACGCAAAGAACACCTCATCCAAGAGTACGAGAGCCGCGCGCGCGTGTGCACGCACAAAGCCCTATTCGTGAAGATGGTGGTGGACGACCAACTTCGCATCTTCAAGCGAAAGCGCGACGAGCTCGAACGAGAGATGCTTCACACGTTTCCCATGATCGACGGCAAGTTCGACTACCTCCTGAACATTCGCACGTACCAGTACACGCAAGAAGCGGTGGAATCCATGATGCGCGAGGCCGCGCAGGCTGCGAACGACCTCGAAGACTTGAAGAAAATAACGCACACCCAGATGTGGCAGAACGACCTCAAAAAATTGTACGCGTAAAGTAAGCATGGGCGAAGCGGCGCACGTCGCACTCAGCGCCATCGGTAAACAGGACACGTACCTGCTTTCAAAGGACCCAGAGCAAAGTTTTTTTAATTACAACACCGAACAACACGCCGAATTTCGCAAGTTTCATAGGAACCGAAACATCGTGGCCCCTTCGAACCGACAGAGCACGTGGCCTTTCGGGGAAACCATCAAGGTGCAGTACGACCCTCGAACGAACATGGGCGATTACCTGTCGAACATGTACGTGTCCCTGACCCTGCCCGCATTGGAGGTCGGTGGGAACTACGCCGACCAGGTCGGGAGACACATCTTCGAGTACGTGCGGATGTACGTGGACGAGATGGAGGTGGAGACGTTTTGGGGGGACTGGGGCATCATTCACGACGAGATGTACACGGAGATGTCCGAAAAAGTGGCGAACCGTTTCTTGCTCAACCGTTCACTGGCCTTCGACACGTCCGACGGCGCGAACAACTTCGCCGAATACGCGTCCGATGTGGTGGTCCCCCTCAACTTTTTCTTCGCCCGCAAATACGCCGCGGACGAGTACGCATCGAACCAACCCAATCGACCGTATTTCCCCGTGTGCGCGTGCCATCGCCAGAAGATTGAGTTTGAATTTAAATTCAATCCACAGACCTTCTTCGCGAACACCGCGCAGACCCTCACCCTCTCGGAGTTCGACATCGTGACCGAAGAAATAACCACCTCCCCCGATGAACGCCTGTACACCATGAACCACAGGGGCCTATGGGTCACGGACGTGGTGAAGAAACACCCGGTCGCGACCACGGACCCGTCGTCCACAACCATCAAGAACCAACTCGTACCGAACATCCCGGTGAAAACGTTGCACTGGTTCTTCAGGAACACGAAGTTCGAGAACCCTCTCGTGGTCAAGGAGGCGGGCGAAACCGAGGAAGGAAACTTTTACATACACAATAGATTCAATTTCAGCTCCAACGTGAACTTCGACCAGTTGAACACGTTTTTCGACCCGGTCATGGACAAGGCCCGGTTCTACATTCAAGGCAATCAACTGCCGAACATCACGTCCTCGGACCACACGTACTTCAAGTACTACGTGCCCTACGAGAAGAGACTGTCGCGCCCGATTAGAAACATTTACTCGTATGCATTCTCAATGCACCCAGTGAATGTTCAACCGTCGGGGAGTTTAGATTTCAGTCAGTTGGAATCGAACAAGACCACGATAGAGTGCGACCTCTTACCGACATCGGAGACGTACAGTTTACACCTATATTACACCGGCTACGAGACCTTCAAATTCGAGAACGGGTTCATGTCGCGTGCTTATTCGCCATGAGCGCATCTTTGTGTTCGCTCACGAACGAGATGACGTCATTCTTTATGCACCACTTGATGAAATTCAACTGCGCCACGGTCGTCTGAATTTCCTCATCTGTTCCAGGGATGACGTACGAAATCTTCTCCGCGCGACAGAACGGGTCGAACAACTTTTTACTGTACCCGAGCAGTGAACTCTTATAGGCCGTGTGGACGCTGAACACTTTGCCGTCGTCCGTCTTGTACGAGGTGTGATTCTTTTTGGCGTAGTTCGTGATGAACCACTCGAGGTTTCGTAGGGAGATTCCAGATTTTTTGTTTAATACGTTCACGAGTGTAGCTTTATTCTTTTCGTCGTTGTAAAAGGTATTGATGGATGATAGCAGAATATCTGATTTACTCATTATTGTTAAATAATATACTGTTCAAATCTATAAGCTTCTTTCGGTCTAATTCTAAACACGCGGGGCAGTTGTCTTGGTACAGGACATCCATGCCGTGGATGTGCGACGTGGAGACGTCGATGGCGACGGGTTGTAGCTTTTCCCTCTGATAGAGATGCATCGTGCAGTACCCATGGTGCGTGCCCCGTCGCGTGCACCGCACCCCATCCCTCTTTACCCCCTTACACCGCGTGCGGTCCGTGAACGCCGGTACGTCGCGAAGCAACAGGTCCTTTGATATGTTATGATGCAACGCGATGTGGTTGATGTACCCGTCCAACTTTTCATTGTACTCCAAAGTCACGGCGTCGAGCTGCGAGCGCACCCGTCGCTCCACCTCGTCGTCGATCATTTTCGCAATCTTCTCACTTATGTCCTCCATTGTTTTTAGAGAGCTCGAAATTTTTAAACAATTCCGTGATTGTCGTCTTCTGTTTCGCCGGTGCCCTTTTCTTCTTTGGGGGTTTATTCTTCTCAATTATTTCTCCAAAGATGGTTTTTTTGGGTTCTGGAACTAGGGGTTCCAAGAGGTCGCATACGGGGTTTAAGAACTTATTTAAGAAGTAATAGTGGTAATCCACCGGAATGTTGTGCTCTTCCACGTACACCGGGTCCTCCGCCTTCTCGAACGCCCTCGCCTTGAGGTCCTCGGTCTTGGTCAGGAGGTAGGGCACGCGGTCCCCACTTTGGGGTTCCGACCCGGGCTTTCTCTGACGCATCTTGTTGTGCACCTGCACGTGTCCCATCGAAATGTCCCAACTTCGGTCGATGTCCTTGATGGAGACAGGGGTGCCCTTCACCTTATAGGTGTCCGAGAGGGATTGACTCAAGATGAGTTTAGGGTGGGGCACGTCTCCGGTGAGCAACTCCAGAGCCCTCTGCCTCGCCAACACCTGCGGTGGTTCGGGTTCCGACGATTCAAGGATAACATCCAACAATTCCTTGCACACCTCTCGAACGTGGGGGGTGTTGTCCCGTCGCACCAGTTGCAAGCCCTTCACATCGATGTACTTGAACTCCACCTTTCCAGATTTCCCTTTTTCCCACAACTTGGCCGCGTAGCGTTTCTTACTGTAGAGAATGTAAGGCATGTACACCTTCTCGAGCTCCAAGTCATTGGGTTTCTTGAACAGACGCGTGCACTCCTCTGCCGCCTTCTCACCGAGTGTCCAGCTGTAGTCGATGGCATCCTGTCCCGTGCGTCCTTGGACGTCGAATTCAACCATGACGGAATCGGTGTTGTGAACAATCATGTGTCCCGGACCGACGTGGAAATGATGCGACTCGGTTGTTAAGTCATAGACGTAGTCTGAGGTGTTTCCGAGGTGCTCAATTTTTTTAATCGCCAGTGGATTACGTCGTTGCGACCCCATAGTGCACGTCTGTCTCATTATATCTCTTTTGTCCGAACGACAGTTCAGTGATACATTATAACCAAGACGTCGAGCGATAAAACATAAACCCAAGCTACCTTCTTTACCCTTCATGTCGAAACGTGTGATTGTTTGGATCTGGTCTTTCTCACCATCAGATAGATAATACCCATCCCAAAATGCCTTGACGATGTCCAGGGGTGCGTTGAGTATACACGGAGGCACTACCTTTTCTTTGTGTGCGTTATAAAACAATGCACGATAGCGCAAAGTCACATTTTTTATGTTCCCAATCGGCACCAATTTATATACACCACTTGATTTCAGTGTATCCAAAATTTTCGTCTCAAATGGACACGCCTCTTGCATCGCGGTAAGAATTGACATGTTTGAATTATTCAGAGCCCATGTATACTTTTCGCCGTAGTGTCCGCACGAACCATCCCCCAAAAAGAAACCCATGACCTTTGCTTCTTCGGTCGTGATGTCAGTTTTGATTTCAGCTTCAAACGCGAGTCCACAATCGTGATGCAAAAGTTCGACACCCACGGCGACATCAGTTGGTTTCATCTCCTGTTTATCCACCGACAACAGGCTGTGGTCTTCGGTTACGTCGGCAATCCCCGTGTGAGTCAAGACTCGGTATATAGGCTTATCTGTTTTGTGTCGAATGACTTGTTTGATTTCTGTGAAACCTGTGTCCGACCACACCTCAATGCCGTGCACATCTGAGAATTCTTTCCCATCAGACCTGGTCGCATACGTTGACACGAGTGCATCTATTCTGGTGGTCCTCACGATACCATTGTGTCGAATCAGGAGCGCTGAATCTGGAGTCACGGAGTCCCCGTACCTCACATTTGCCCCTGGGAAGTTGGCTTCCACGTAGTTCTTTGTCTCCTCAATCATGGACCTCCCCTTGAACGTCACCGACGACGCGATGGCGACACAGGGAAGCATCCCCCTCGCGGCCCCCGTGAAACCGTAGCACGAGTTCATGGAAATTTTATAGGCCAACTGCTTCCCATTGTACACCTCCTTCATCCCCTGCGTCGTCGCCGTGGCCATGTCCTTCTTGGCTTGTTTACGAAATTGCTTGAGCTCTGCCAAGATGGTCGGCAGCAGACTCGGCACGTTTTGCGCGAATTTGTAAGACTTGCCAGAGGCCAAGGTGAACGTCTCGTACTCCACCCCCGGGATGTTCCCATAGCGTCGCTCGTCCATGACCAAAGTACTGTAGCACAGGTTGTGGGCCATCATGATGGATGGGTACAACGAGGCAAAATCCAGTGCGGTGATGGGTGTGTAATAGGCCCCGGACTGGGCTTCGAGCACGGTGGCCCCTTCGTAGCCTTCCTCCGGGAGTGCACCTTGGTAGATGACAGGGACCAAGAATCCGAGGTCCGCCGCCTTCTTACACAATTGCGAAAACACTTTAATTTGCTGACCCCTCTCTACGAGAAAACACAGCGGCACTGAAGTGGCTTTCGCCATCTCCAGAAGGTTGACGAGGATGCACAACTTCGCCAACAACTTGTGTGGCAGCAGGGTGTCTTTGATGCAGTACTCGGCCACCTCACCCAACTCGTGGGCGTCCCCTCCCTGAAACCTCCTAAAAATCTCCCGTGGTGGCATGTCTAACTTCTGGTCCCCCAAGTACAGCTGGGCCACGCTGTTCAACTTGTAGCTGTCCAACTTGTACCCTTTTTTCACCTCGTGGAACAGGTCGAAGATGAACCTCCCACTCATGGGGAGGAGTTTCAGCTCGTTGTCCCCGAGGGCGCTCGAGGACAACTTCTTGTAGAGCATCTCACACGGCGTGTGTTTGAACTTGCCCATCTCGAAAAACTCCGGCGCACACTTACACACCAACCCACGTTTCATGATGTACTCCAAGTCAAAACCGAAGATGTTCCACCCGGTGATGATGTCCACGTCGGCTTTGCGCAAGTACCTCTGAAACCCTTCGAGCAACGCCTTCTCGGTGTCAAAGCTCTGCACTTTCTCCCCCTCGGTCTTCTTGTAACAGAGGCACACCTCCTCGTAGGGTTCGTCGCTGCCGAACTTGCACAGGGTGAGGGCGATCTGAAAGCAGCAGTCATCGGTGACGTCGGCGTCAGGGAACTTCCCAGTGGAGCTGTTGCACTCGATGTCCACGGACGCGACGACGAATGGGGCGATGTCATCCCTCAAGACGGGCGTGAGCGTGGTCCAGTCGTTGCAGAACAGGTCGATGTCCACGTGTGCCAGGTGGGAGCGCACGCACTTGCCACCGGTGTCCAACCACCCGGTGGACTGAATCCCCGTGCGATGCATCATGCGGAGGACGGGGTCGAGGTTGGCCTCGTACGCGCGAAGCTTGGTGTTCCCCCTGGCCAGCTGGACCCCGTACTTGAGGGTGTTGGCGAGGTACCGCCGCTTGGCCAAGTTGGCGCAGTCCAGTCGCATGAATGGGAACTCTTGATTGTTTTGAAATCCCCAGACGTCCTTCGCCTTCTTTAACCCATAGCCCACTAAACACTCAGGACACCTTTTCTCCAGCGCGTGGTAGACCTCGCGCACGGTTTGGGCCTTAGCGTCGGGGAGTTTGATGAAAAAGTACGGCGTGAACTCCGTGGTGACGCACACGGAGCGCCCGTCCTCGGTCTTGCCGAAGACGCTGATGAGATGCCCGTTGTCTTCGTCATCCCGTGCCTCCCACGTCAACGCTTGAAAGACCACCATGTGTATGAATATCAGCCAAAATTTTAATATGTTTTATATAGTAAATGTCAGCTGCGTTGATTGAATTGGTCAGCCGGGGTGTCCAGGACACGTACACCACGTCCAATCCGGAAGTGAGTTTTTTTAGACAAAACTATAAGAGGTATACGAACTTCGCAATCAAGCCAGAGCGTCTTGATTATATCGGTTCGTTCGCGTCGAACAATGAGGTCACGATCCCGATCCGAAGCAAGGGTGATCTTTTGTCTTACGTCTGGGTCGAGGCGGCGGACATCGGGGCCACCGGCGACAACAACACGGGTTTCTTCAGCAGCACGAAGGAACCCACGGAGTTTTCGTTGTGGATCGGTGGTCAAGAAGTGTGCCGCTTAGACGCCCTGTACATCCAGGGTGTGCACAACGCCCTGTACCGCCCGGACGGTGCGAAGAGTTCCATGTCAGTCACGACGACGGACGTCAAACCGAACGCGACTGGATACAGCGGTTCGAACGCCGGGCACTACCTCATCCCGTTCTTCTTCGGCGAGGACTGGACGAAGTGCCTGCCACTCGTGGCCCTCGCGAACCACCAGGTGGAAATTCGCATCAAGTGCCGTTCGGGTCTCTTGCCGAGTGAAACCCCTAAAGTGTACGGCTCGTTCGTGTTCTTGGACGGCCAAGAGCGCGAGTTTTTCGTGAAGAACGAACAACGCCTCCTCATCAACCAAGTGCAACACCAACCCATGGAGGCGACTGACACCGAGATCGACCTCACCTACTTTAACCACCCGTGCCGAGCCGTGCACGTCGTGTCTTCCAAGACCGGTGGCACCAACTGGGCCGCCAACTACACCTTCACGGAGAGCACCCTCTACATCAACGGCACGCCTTTGTTCGACGGCACGTCCAACGTCTACCACCACACCGTGGTTCCGGAGATGCACACCACGTCCCTCCCCGATGACGTCTTGGACACCCTCCCGTTGTACACGTGGCCGTTCGCCCTCACCCTCAACAAGTCCCAGATGACGGGGTCCTTGAACTTTTCGAGAATCGACACCGCGGCGCTCAAGTTGAAGTCCCCGAGCGGTGGTTCGGGTGCGATAACGCGCGCGTACGGTGTGAACATGAACGTCCTCCGAATTAAAGACGGCATGGGTGGCGTCGCGTTTGGAAACTAAATCACTTTCACGAACGTCCTCGACTTCGGTGCGGGTCTGTGTGAACTCGGTGCCTACCTTAAAAACAGAAACTACGTGACGAGCGTGGACATTTACAAAGGGTGTGAGGACATGCCACAAACTTCGAAATTACATTATTTATTTTTTAGACAACCCATGAGCACCACCGAGAACATGCATGGTGCGACCTCCTCGAGGGAGCTGGGTCGTGTACCATCGAAGTGGATTAACCCGACACCACACTTCGTCATCGTCAAGGACTTAAAGCCCACAACAGACGTCCGAGTCTGATGTCGTCGCACTCGCACTCCTCCGAACACCCCTCGTCCCTCTGGAGGTGGCACGTGTCGCATCTGGTGTCTTCCACCTCGTAATCTGGGAGAAACCCATCCTTCTTAAGGAGGTCCGCGAGGGCCACTTTGACGTGCGTGTCCACACCCTTCAGCAGGTTCTTCGCCGCCTTGGCACACTCTTTCACGTACGGATGTTTCACGAGGACGAAGGCTTTCATGACGTGTTTGTTCGCTGGACGGTCCATGGCCAGGAGTTCCTTCGTGCGCCTTTGTATCTTCATCTCCGTGTCCATGAGTTCTTCGAGACGCTCACACTTTCCCGTCTCTAAAAATTCATCGACGATGTCCACCGAACTCTGACCCACTCCGTGGAGGTTGGCGATGTCCTGCCCCGATGTTATGCTTTTGAGACATTTGACAGAGTCCGCGACGCGGGCGAAGGACGCGGCACGGCCTTCGTCATCGTGTTCCGCGTAGGCCTCGCTGAGGTTTTCAAAAAGTTTAACGATTTCGTCTTTCATGATTGGTTGTAGACCAGCGGGTCCTTGACTGGGGGTGTAAATGTGTTAAAATTTCTCAAGTTTAATGTAAGAATGACGACCCCCCTCACGGACATTCAAATCAGGGCCAAGGTCAGACAACTTCGAGCTCGTCATGGGAAAACATATGCCCCAGTGCGCTATTTCAGAGGTCTGACGCCGTCGGAGATGAAACGGCGATACTTGAAAATGTTGAAAAAAAACTACACCCCGTTCCCCACGGACAAAGGGAAGAAAACGCGCACGTCTTCATACACCGTGAAATTCAGAAAGATGTATGGAGACGATGTGAAAACGTTGCCCCAAATCGCAAAGGCCACGGGCATCCCACTCGCCACGTTGCGCACCGTGTACAACAGAGGTCTGGCGGCGTGGCGCACCGGCCACAGACCAGGGGCCACGGCTCAACAGTGGGCCTACGCCAGGGTTCACAGTTACGCCACGAAAGGGAAGACGTGGCATACGGCGGATAAAAACCTGCATTAGATGTTGAGTAGATTTTTGAATTCATCATAAAACGATTTGTACGCGTTCATGACGTTCGCGACGCGTCGTGGACGCGCGCTGTACCTCGTTCCGAAAAAAATGACGCGAAGTTTATGAATGAATGGTAGGTACATTTGGGGCGATTCGACTTGTAATTGTTTAAATAATTTGAAAATACCAATGGTCTGATTGACTTCCTTTTCCGTGAATTCGTGAAGATTTCTCGCACGCGCGCGCGAGTTGTCGACGCGTAAAAACTTCATGACGAAATCCGCAAACGTGCCGCGCGGCGTCAGCGTCATTAACAGGTGTGCGAGTCTGATGTGATGTTCTTTGAGTTCACCGGTGACGTGTTTCATGTCGTAATACGCGTCTCGCCCGTACACTTTGATTAATAAACTCTTTTGCGTTTGGAAAATGCGATGCTGTCTCTTGTTGACGTTCACACCGTCGTAGTTGCGCATCATGTTCGGCGTCGTTGGCACGCCGGTGTGCGGTCCGCGGTGGATGGTTTTGTTTTTGAACAATTGATTCAGGTAGTCCCTGGCGTAGACGTGTCGCACTTCCCCGTTCCTGCTGTTCAGGGCATCACTCAAGAGGTAGGTCGGTCGTCGCATGCGCTTTAAATTCTTTTCAAAATTCGCGTTATTTGTCTGGATGTGATTTCTGTTTTCATTCAAAAAATTTTGAAAGGCTTTCGCGTAGCGCTTCGCGCGTTCGTCTGCATTTTTTTGTTTTTTCGCATATTCTTCTTGAAGAAGTTTTTGACGTCTCGTCTCTGGACTACGCATGACTTATTATATTTCATGAAAATAATCAAATTCTACACTGCACGGCGAAGAATATGATCCACGCCACGAGCACGTCCACGCTGTAGTGCTCCCTAGTCGCGATGGTGACGAGCGATGCTAAGATGGGATACACCGGGTACAACACCTTCCCGACGAAATATGATGTGACGATGTTATAGGTGGTGTGCCCTGAAAACATGTAATCGTTGCAGAACGACCACGGTGGGTTCGGTGTGCACGTCCCCGGCTTTGCCGCGGGGAATTGCGTGACGATGTTCGTCATCGCGCGAGCGGCGTACATGAAGGTGAGTGTGAGCATGTAGCGGTTCTTGACCGCATCGGTCCACCCCCCGGGTCGGAACCAGTTATAGGCTAAAAAAATGGCCGGAATCACACCCGTGAGGTCGTGAAGAATCTCATATTTACTCAAATCTGGGAGCAGTTCGAAACCCACGTCACGGACCTTGCCGCTGTCGCCCTGACCGCGGCGGGACGTGATGTAGTAGCCGACGAGCCAGTTCGATGCCAATGCGAGCAAGAGGGAAACGTACAGCCACATCGGCCCTTTATTACATACCTAGAATTTTCTTTTTGTCCTCGAATTCCCTCCGTTCCCCGGGCGATTCGATTTCCTTCCCTGTGCGCAGGGCATCAATCTCCGGACCGGTGAGGAACATCCCATTGACCCTGAAATCCTTGAACGCTTCCATCGTTATCGGCACCAAAGGTTCGACGAGGGCGTAGATGGCTTCGGCGTACTCGCGAATCTCTTGTTGCGCGTGCGTGTCCAGACGCAGCTGAAGATAGTGCATGAGGTTGTGCAAGTTGATTTTCCAATAAAATTCGGTGTACGTGCTCTGTGGGAGCACACCCCTGGCCTGTTCGCGACACACGCCCTGTTCGAGGAGTTGTTCGTAAACGTTGAACGCCTGTTCAGGGAGGTCGACGCGGTCTTGCACGTCCACCACACCTTCAGAACCCTGACGGTTTACCACGGCCTGTCCACGAAACGTTCCCGGTTCGTAGTACTCTTTCGGAACGACGGAGTAACGGGCGGAAAGTTCATTGACACTGGCGGTTCGGTGACGCAGATGCTGTCGGGCGATATATATGGGCATCTTGATGTGGAACTTAAACTCCACCATTTCGAAGGGTGTGGTGTGCCAGTGTCGTAGTAAGTATCGAATGAGACCTCGGTCGCCTCGCGTTGATTTAGTCCCATCTCCATAAGAGACTCGCGCGGCTTGGACGATGGACGCATCCAGGTCTCTCTGAGGCATGTGATCCACGAGGCGAACGAATCCCTTGTCCAGGACATTTTTTTGTGCCATTTTAACTATTAAAAAACTCCAAACTTTAATTAATTACGATGCACATCGTACTCAAACCGAGCCCTTCCGTGGCGCATCAGTACAGGGTGCAGCTACCGAACAAACGCACCATCGATTTCGGTGTGAAGGGGTGTCCGAACTACACCACCCACAGGAATCCCTACCTGACACGCGAACATCTCGTTCAACACGGCGGTCTCGTGTCCGAAGACCTCCTCAAAGAGGGCGACCCCGCGGAAGTGCATCGCGCCATGCTTTGGGTGGACGTGAGCACGAAAGAGGATTGGGAAGACATGTACACCGAGGCGTACTGGGACCGTTGGTTGTTGTGGACGTATCCGACATTACATCAGGCAAAACTATTCATGACGATGCGTAAAGGAGTGCTCTTCATGCCCGTGGCGGAAGGGATGTGGTACCTGTAGAACCAAAGCCACCCGCACCTCTCTCGGTGTGTTCGACGGCACCAACCTCCTCAACCTCCGGCGTTTCACACCTCTCGAGCACGAGTTGGGCCACCCTCTCCCCCTTCTTCACTTCAAACACACTGTCCCCGTGATTGAAGAGAAGAACTTTCACTTCGCCCGTGTAGTCCGGGTCGATGACCCCCGCGCCGACCTGCAGACCGTGTTTCACCGCAAATCCTGAACGAGGGGCCACGCGTCCGTACGTGCCCGTTGGCAGAACAATTGCGACCCCTGTTCCGACCAGGTGTCGATGGCCCGGAGGGATTGAAACGTCTTCATGACAGTATAAATCATAACCGACAGCGCCACCAGAAGCGCGACGAGGGAGAATTGCAGTGTCATCAAGGCGTTTGACGCGAAGGTTCATGTCTTACATGATAATGGGTTGCTAATTTTTAAGTTTATGTCAGACTGTCAATGAGAATGGTCGAGGGTT